TACTGTGCAAATTTGTATTGCGCCTAATTGAATTAATTTATCTGCTTCAATTACGTATTGTTTTATTAATCTATAGCCAGCAGTGCCGCCTCTTGCGTCAGGATTTACCCAATATGCCAATTCACTTAATTGAAGAATGGCTGGATTCCAGACATTAGGCACAATACCAGCAATTAACATCCCTATAATTTTATTATTTTTTTCAGCAAGCAAAATAAAACCTTTGCCCATTATTATATGAAACAATAAATTTTCTATATATTTTTTGTCATTTGTTTTTTTTAAGCATTCAATGTCAGATACATTCCTGTAATCTTTTAACATTGCAATAATAAATGGTATATCGTATTTGCTTGCTTTTCTTATCATATCTTATTTATTAAATGGCGCATCTTTTCCAAAGTAATAATTTATTGTAGAAATATAATTGACTCGAACCATTGATGAATCAGTTGGCGCATAAAAACGCCATGAATTATCGTTTGTATATCTACCAGAAACTCTGTTTTGCAAAATCAGTTGCACAGACGACGCACTAACAGTTATTGCGCCGACATAACTTCTAACATCGGCAGACCATTGTTCTGATATAGAAAACGAATTTATGTAACCATTAAAAAATTGATACAAACCACCAGTGCCGCCTGAAGTTAATAATTGATTGTCACTATTAAAAAAACCATGCCACATTTCAATTTTAGACCCTTTAATTTCTGCACTTAAAACTAAAGACAGCATTGACGTATCAATACCGACCAGAGTAATATTTGTTTCATTTGCAGTTGATTTTATGTCTCGAGTTGCGGTTCCAACATTTACAAGTTGACCTAATCCTGAAAACGGCAAAGCATCAACATCAGAAACTGTAATGGCAGTGGGAGCAGTTGAAAATCTATAAACTTCAGATGGAGTTGTTATTCTTATAAAGTCAGCGTATCGAATATTATTTGTATTTACAACTGGTTCGATTACATTCATAGCACTACCTCAATGGCTTTAAATGCGCCTGTCCATTGTATGAATGAATCATTGGTCATTGGAACGAGAGAATACGTTGGATAATCTCGCAGAATAACCGGAAAAGTTATTCCAGTATATGTATTGCCGCCAATGCTTGTCGTTGTACCAAATTGCCCTATAACAGCGTCCAGGGGCGACCCAAGTTCGGTTAGTATAGTTCGATGTACCGGAATGTTTACTGTCGAGCCAGCTCCGCGCACAACATCAGCAGTAGCTATATATGCATACCGATCTATCTGCAAAAAATCACCTGTCTTTACAATAAACAACCCGGAAGATATTGCAGGCAGCGATCCGAGCACAATCGTTTTGCCAGTGCTTGCAACTTGATACTGACAAGCCGAAATTTGTAACGCAGTCATGTCTCCGCGATATTGAATGTAATTAAGCCAGCCTGTGCTACCAAAATTTAAATATTGTTCGCCTTGCTTATCAACAACTCGCAGCGCAGATAAAACACCTCGATTTTTAGAGTACAGCAAATAATTCATTGGTTTAATTTCAAATTCGAAAGGCTGAACTGTAAGCTGCTCAGAAGTATTGAGGCGCATATTGCGCGACAACATTTGCCCCACAAATTTATGATCGTTAATTCCAACCGTCTCGGCAACAGATAAAATTGTTTGTAAGGACATAATCTACCTCGAAATTGGAACGCTGCGATTTGCTGATTGATAAGCAGACCAGATCGTTGATTTGTTTTGCGCTAAAAATTGAATGCCGCTTTGTGTGTCGATTGCATTCATGCTTGCAATATAATTACCGTTTACAGTCAAACCACTACCTCCACCGCCCATTTGCGCCTGCCAGGCACCATTCGGAATAATTGTTCCAGGAGTTCTTGGCACAAACAATTCTGCACCGTTTTCACCAACCAATGTTGGCGAATCAATCCTGCCGCCAGATGCTTTACCCGAACCAAATAAATCTCCCAAAATAGACGAAGATGCGCCACTAGCAGGACTAAAGTAAGCCGTTGCAGCAGACATAGCCATTTTAAACAATCCGCTTGCTTGCGTCTGCAATTGAATCCGTATCAAATCCTTAATAATACTGCCTGCCAAACTTTTAAAATCAAGTTTTCCAGTTTCAACAAACTTAGACAATGCTTGATTCATGCTAGATATTACGATTTTAAATGATTCCGCGCCTTGCCTTGATGATTTTTCAGCAGCTTCATTATATTGTTTATAGGCTTCTTGCCAGCCAGAAAGCCAGCTTTGTTGTCGTTGAATTTCTGTTTCTAAATTTGATTTTCTTTTTTCATTAACAAGTTCATTCATGTATATTTCGTAATTTCCATACATTTCTATATATTTAATTTTTTCATCATATAGTTTTTTTGCCAACGCAGCTTCATCAACCGGAGCCATATTCATTGTTTTCTGCGCATCATAAATAGCAGCAGACATTTTTTCTCTAACATCCAATTGTTGCTTTAATAAATCGTATTTTAATTTTTCTCGCTCATAATCATTTGTTGATAACACCGCTTTTTTATTTTCAATTTCTAAAAATTCAGTTTCTTTTTCAGTAGCATTAAAAAGCCTTGCCATTTCCATTTTGCTTAATTCGCCAACTGCCGCAATTTGCTCTTTGTACTTTTGAACCATTTTATCGCGTTGCGACAATTCAATTGATCGTTTCGCGATTTTAGACTCAGTCGTTTTAGAATCTTCAGTGCTTGGCGTAATTGGTTCTTGGCTTTTTTCTTCATCAAATCCAAATAAGCCAGCGCCAATCATTGCAGTGCCAGCAGCTCCCAAAGCCAATAGCCACGGGTTAGCAATTCGCAAAACATTTAATGCTGTTGCAAGTTTTAAAACGCCAGTTACCGCTGTTACACCAAAAGCAATAGCCATTGCTGTTCCGAAAACTTGGAACGCTCTCGTCATTCCAGCAATCTTATCTTCAGTCGGAATTTTATTTACTAGATCAGAGACTGGTTTCATTGCAGACAATGCCGCAACTTGCATTTCACCAAAAAACAATTGTAATTTTTGCGCAGCATCAGCAGCAGATTTTATTGCCAATGCTTGTTTGTCAAAGTTACCTGCTAAAAGTTTGGCATTTTCTGACATTGTAGAAAAATCTACACCTTTGGCAGCTTTTCCAAATATTTCCATTGCAACAGCATTGCGCCGAACTTGATCGTCAATTTTAGACAATCCATCAAATGCTTTTTTCTGCAAATCGTCTTGAGTCAAAAATCCCAAATCTTTTGCTGATATTCCTAATTCTTTAAAAGAATCGCGCAGCTTATCGTTTCCTTGTGCTGCGTTATCAATTGCATTTGTAAATGAAGAATAAAATCTACCTACTGAATTTGCATCTCCGCCACTAGATACCAAAGCAGCTTTTAATTCCAACACTTTTCCAACAGTCGTATCGTTAGCGTCAGCAAGATCGGAAATTTCATCGGCGGTTCTTGCTGCCAGCAAGCCAAAGCCAACCATCGCAATACCTGCGCCAATAAACGCGGCTTTCAGCCCATCAATGGTTTGCTGAGTTTCGCGCAAATCCTTTTTAAATTGCTTACTTTTTAATTGAGCAGAATCAACACCTTTAACAAATTCCTTAGTGTCTAAAGTAAGAATTGCTCCTAGTCTTGCAATAACACTCATAGCGTATCCCCTGTTTTTCTTGCTTTATACTTTCCAATTTTTTTTCTTAAGGATTCCGAAAGTACAGATAAAATTCTTGTTTGATTAGATTCTAGTGCTGGGCGAATAAACGGTTTTCCACTTTTTTTTGCTGTTCCGAATTCTTCGCCTAAAGAAACGTCAGACTTTGCAACAGAAAGAATCGCTATTGCAGCATCGGAACTGTAAATATATTTTGATTTCTTATCTCTATCCGTCGGCCTTCTTGCTTCCACAATAATTGTGCTTTGCATTTTGCCGGTATTTGATCTTGCCAAACTTTTAGCAGTAGGCAATGCCACTTTCATTGCATCACGCAAAGCAGGAACCAATACCTTTTTGTTTACGTCTGTATAGCCAAATTCCGCACCCATTTGTGCAAGAACTTTGTCAAAATCATCAAAGCCAAAAGTTTCAACTGCCATTTTTTGCCTTCATTAACTTTGCTTGAGCTTCTGGCATGCTTGACATAAACGCCAACAAATTTTCATTTACTTGATTTTTCTTTTCTTCTTCAGACAATGGAGGATGAATGTAATCATAAGCAATCCCAAGTATGTCAGCCATGCCGTAAGGCTTTGCGCTGGGTTGT